TCCGTTGTCCATGAGGTATTGTATAAATTCGGCTGTTTTTTTTGCGTCGTCATTTGGCACGGCGATCACTCTGCAAATTATTTTTATGAGTATTTTTTTGCGTCATTCCGTTATCCCTGCGATCGCGATAAGCTGCGCATCTGCAAGCATTAGTGCAGTACTTAGTATTTTTTAACCGCTCGGCTTTTTTCCTGCATTTCCGCCATGCGCAAACGATAGTAACTTTTTTACGGTAGATTTGTGGGTTGGTCATAATATCTATATATAACACACTAACGCTGGCGTGTCAATTATATGGCTAAACAATAATCGCGGATGAATCAATATTAATCTAATCTATTTATTATTATTTACTCTCTAGCTATTTACTTTTGTGTAAAAATATGCTATTAAGTAACACGTCCTTGTGTTGCTTTTTTAGTGTACTGCAAAACCAGCAGCACTATCCCGCCATAATCTAATCTATAAAAATCTATACTATAGTTAATCAATAGTAATGTAGTAATACTGTCAGTACATAATACAATTACAATACTGTAAACTGTGTGCAAAGATTTGGTTTACACTATATACTGCTATTGTTGTTTCAATTATGCGATTTACAATAACGGTTTGTACATTATTTGTACAGTTCGTAGCTATGATGTTGATATGTGTAGTATTTATTTGTACATTATTTGTACAACCTGTGGATAAGTCTGTGGATAACTTTTATAATAGTATGTAGATTGTACATTATTTGTACAGGTAAACATGACTTGTTAAGTATATGTTAATGTTAATATATAATACTGTCTTAATAGTTGTACATTATTTGTACAATGTGGCTCTGGATACAGTGTATATGATGATGGGTTGTGGATAAGTCTGTGGATAACTTCGGTTCCCTATAGCTACCCGGTATAGCATCTATAAGCATTCCCTATGGGGGGGTATATATATACAATTTGCCCTACCTCCCTCTTTCGCAGATCAGTTTTACAAAAAATATATTACTTGCATATTATAGATATGCCACGTTAAAAAAAATAGTAAAAAAATTTAGATAAAAATAAAGAAAGTATAAGGGGTGATAAGGAAGAAGAAATTGATGCTGCTAATGAATATATGGCTAAGGATAAGGAATAAGTTATTGAATGTGGATGGAAGTTAGTATTTGTAGAATGGGCAGGATAGTGGGTTGTTAGTTATGCACCATAGGGCTCCAGTTGCTTCTTCATACCAGGTATTGTTAGGTGCCTGGACATCTGGAGAATAGAGATTGGATTTGATTAGGATTGTAGGAGAGTTAGGGAGAGGGTTAGTTCTGTAATAGCAGGTGGTAGGAAACGCTTGTGATTGATAGAAGTAGTATGTGCCGTCTTGAGCAAATGGATATTTAGATGATTCGAAGTTAGTTGGTATGTCGTGGCATGAGTGATTAGAGCAGGTTATGGATATAGGGCATATTATTTGTTGATAGGCTATAGCATTAGAGCAGTCCATCAGAGTTGGGAATATTAGGATAGTTAGTAATAGTTTGTTTATGGATATCATTTTTTTATTTATTCTTTTTAAGCTTTTTTTGTTCTTGTTCTGCCCATTTCTTTCTTTTCTTAGCAAACATATAGGCTATTCTAGCTTCTCTGGAGCTGTCCTTAGCTTCTTCTGTCATTCCATGCTTGCGTTCTTCCTTTTCCTTTTGTTTGGCATAGTCACCTTCTTTTTTTGCTAATGTGCTATAGCGCTTTTGCCTAGCTACTGTTTTTATAATGTCTGTTATTCGTTTAGGATTCATAAGAGAAGTATATAGTAAATGCGTGTATATGTAAAGTGTATGCGTTGACATGTATGCGCACACATAGTAAGATATTGAAATGGCAGGTAAAAATTACAACTTAAATGAACAGCAAAAAAAGTTTATTGAGGAGTATTTTGTAAATGGAAAAAGCACTGCTCAAGCCGCTATGGCAGCTGGTTATGCTGATAACGAAAGAGTAGGTCGGTCGGTTGGCAGCAGAGTTCTTAGATGTAAATCTGTAAAGCAGTATATGGTTAAGTGCGGGATTAAGGTTGAAACACCAAAGACTAATCGCGCTCATCTCAGATATGTTAGTAAAAAGATGGAATATGAGGCTGAAGCCAAGAAAGAAGATCTAGAAAAGCAAGTGAAAGAAGCAGAAAAAGAAAGGGAAGAAATAAGGCAAAGGGAAAATAAACTGGTTAATATGTTTGAGTGGAAAGTAGAAAGACTTAAACAAATAGTAGATGAGAGTTTGGGCGCTCCTGATATTGGGAATATTAGTAATGACGAGATTAAGAAGCAATATGGGCCAGCTATAGCTGCAATAGCAGAGCTTAATAAGATGCAAGGACACTATTCGCCTGTTAAAAGCGTAAATATAGACTTAAGAGCTGATGCGGATATGCTTAAACTAAAAGAGTTAAGTAATAAATTGTTATTAGAATATAAATCTGAAATAATGAATAGCGGTGGAGAATTATACTAAATTGTTTCACGTGAAACATTAAAATAATGAGGGTTATTATATGGTTGGTAAAAAAAAGTGGATATCAGGCGCTATTAAAAAACCTGGGGCATTGCATAAACAACTAGGTGTGCCAGAAGGGAAAAAGATTCCTGTTGAAAAGCTAGAAAAAGCTTCTAAAGCAGGTGGTAAGCTTGGGCAACGCGCTAGATTGGCTAAAACTTTAAAAAAAATGGGTAAATAATTATGAAAATTGAAACAATAGTAAAAGTTCCTAATAACTCTGAAAATATGTCAATATCATTTAGCGATAAAGAACTTGCGTTAGGTCTAGTTAGGGTTGAACTTGGAGATGGAAGCCTTTCTTTTGACCTAAGTATTGATGATCTAATCAATGTTACCCAATGCTTTGCTCAAAGATATCCATCTGCTGTTCAGAAAGCTAAAATGATACAAGAAAAAGTGTAATTATGAAAGGTATAACTCCAAAATCAATAGCAAGCAAAAGTATTAGTCCTAAAAAACCTAAGTTTAAGAATGTTATATTAAAAGGGTCTGATATCCCAGATTCTAAGTTTAATAAAACAGAACTTAATCGAGGAATGAAGCATGAAAGTGAGCATACTAATATTAAACCATTACAGAAAGCTATTGCTAAGGTGCATTTGCGTGACGATCCTAACTACAATAAGAAATTAGATATTATGGAAAAAGTTAGTTTAAAAGATATGAAGAAGATTAAAAACCCTACAAAAACAAGAGAGAAATAATATGCCATTAAAAGCAGGTAAAAGCAAAAAAGTAATAAAAGAAAATATCAAAGAGGGTATCAAATCATACGAGAAAAAAGGTACTTTTGGTGCTAGTAAACCAGCAAGTAAAAAGAAAGCAATTGAGCAAATAGTCGCCGCGTCTTATAAAAAAGCCGGTAAGTCTAAAAAACAAAAATGAACTTACGATTTATTTTTTATCGATATTTTAGTAGACATGTGTTTCGTGTAATATGGTTTTTTGGCGATTATATAACAAATAAAAAGAAAAAATATGAGGATTATAAGTTTTACAAACTCCACGATAAGGAGATGTTAATAAGAGATTTGGATCCAAACAATCTTGGCGACAGAGCATGGTATTACGGGCAAATACTGCCTATAAATAATGCAATTAAAGAATATATGAAGTTAAAAAACGAGGGAAATAATATGAAAATACAAACAACTGTAATGGTACCAAATGGCGAAAATATTGGTGATTCTATTGAATGTGCAAACATGCCGATTGAGTTTAGCAATGATGGTATGGCTGCTGGCATAGTTAGTTTTACCGTAGGCGGCCAGACATATGCAATGCCGGCTGATGAGATGGCTAACATTGCTTATTTTTTACGTAACAATGGCGAGGATTTGTAATATGACAGATATCAATAAAATTGATAATTTTTTGGATATTTTAAGTCAGGACCAGTTAAAAAGCTTAATTCATATGGCATCATCGCGTATAGACAGACCAAAAGGCTGTATGTATAGGTTTGAGTTAGATGTTGGGCCACAGCATTGTGTGGCTGACGTGTTCAAACAATTAGCAAATTATTTTTATAAGATAAATAATTACTCAGAAACACCAGATAATGAATTACCAAAAACAAGAATAGCACCGCTTAAAACAGGTGGATAACATGACAAAGGTAACATCAGCAGAAAAACGTATGGCAAAACAAGTGCTTAAAAAAGGCAGTAAATCATCACCGCGTGTAAAGACAATAGCTAAAAAAGTAATAAAAAAAGGCAAATAATATGCAAGTACAATGCGAAATATGTAAAGGTACCGGAAGGGTTAGCGATTCACATGTTTCATATCCATGCCCTGTATGCAAAGAAACCGGATTTATTGAAGACGGAATTATCGATATGAATCTACTTGATGAAAATGGATTTGTAAAAGAAAATGAAGTAATTATAGAAGAGGTTAAATCCGTAGAAATTCCTATAATTAAAAAACGCGGTCGACCAAAGAAAAATGAATGATATTTCTACAGGAGCATATGATAATTTTAGCGTTGCTAATATAGAAAATTGTACTTCTATAGAGGAATTGGCCAAAATTAGCGCTAGACTTCTAGGATCATTGTTATTTTTTACTAGAGTATTTTTCGAATTAAGAACAGGACATAAATTTAGAATAGGGACTCCAGACGGTCACGAAAGCCACTATATAACAATGTCAAAATCTTTGACTAAAGTATTTGAAGGATCGGTTACTAGGCTTCCTATTAATATCCCACCACGCTATGGAAAAACAGCAATGCTTATTCATTTCGTTGCTTGGGCCATAGCTCATTATCCAGATTGTAATTTTCTCTATGTATGTTATGGAAAAGATCTGGCTACTCATCAAACAGCAGAAATAAGAGATATTATATCTCACCCTGTATTTAAAAAATTGTTTGGAGTTGAGATTGACCCAAATACGTCGGCTAAAGATGATTTCAAAACAATTGCTGGAGGAAATATTATCGCTGCTGGTAGCGGTGGCGCTATAGCTGGCTATGGATGTGGTATTAGAGGGTGCGATAGATTTGGTGGATGCGCTATTATTGACGACCTTCATAAACCAGACCAAATTACTAGCGACTCTACCAGAAATAGCGATTTGGAATGGTACGATGGAACTATGAAAACTCGTCTTAATGATGGAGACAAAACACCGATTATTATTATAGGACAGAGGTTACACGAAGGAGATATATTCGATAAATTATTAAAAGATAAGAAGTATAATGAAAATCATTTATGCCTTCCTGCTATTACTAATATTAATCATGCCCTATGTCCAGAATTGCATACATTGGAACAACTTCAGGAACAGGAAAGAGCCAATCCCTATCAATTTTGGGCACAAATGATGCAAAAACCACAACCAGCAGGTGGTGGTTTGTTTAAAGAAGCGGATTTCTTAGATATAGAACGACCAAAACGCATAGTTGCGACATTTATTACTTGCGATACCGCAGAAACATCTAAAACTTATAATGACGCTACGGTATTTAGCTTTTGGGCAGTTCATTACATTGAACAATGGGATAAAATAACTGGAGTTATGGGTCTTTATTGGCTTGATTGCGCTCAAGTATGGGTTGAACCAAAAGACTTAGAGAAGGAATTCATATCTTTTTATCATAAATGCTGCGATTTTAGCGTTAAACCACAGTTAATCGCTATCGAAAAGAAAAGTACTGGTTCTACATTATTATCTTTAATTAGAGATATTAGAGGTGTAAGAATACTCGAAGTTGAAAGAAATGCTCATTCTAACAGCAAAACTCAGCGTTTTATCGATATTCAGGGTTATATATCTAAAAAACTCATCGCCTTTCCCATTAATTCGACACATAATCTCATGTGTAGAACGCATATGGGCAAAATTACAGCCAATGGCACTCATCTAAGAGATGATATAGCTGATACATGTTATGATGCTATAAAAATAGGCTTAATTGACAAAATGTTGTTCGAAGAGTCTAATGGAAAAGATAAATATGAAAATATCTTGTCTGATTATATGTCAAATTATTACGAAACAATGCAATTAAAGAAGGTTGCGTATGAAACATAGTAAAAAAAAGCAAAAAGAATCGAATTGGTCGTTAGAAGATTTGCTTAAATCAGTAGAAACAACTTATAGATATGATAAAGATAATTATCGTCGCTATCATAATATGAGAAAATTCATCTACTATAGTACTGTTGATGAAAAACAGGAGGTTGCTTTAAGAAAATTAGGAAAACCACCATTATCGTTCAATTCTCTTGAAGCATATGTTTCAAGAATGCGTGGAGAATTAGCAAAACATGTGCCTTCTGTATCTTTATCACAATCTGCTCTTGGAAGAACTTCGGCAGATCAAATAGAATTTGCGGAAGGATATATTCGTAATGTTTTGGATGATGCAAATAAAGAAAATTTTCAAAATGAAAGTTACGATCGATGTCTCACTGGTGGATATAACGTAGCAGAGGTGTATACGGATTATGAGAATGACGATTCATTTTGGCAAGATATAAAAGTTAAAAATAGTTATGATCCAACTCTTTGCGGATTCGATCCTGCTGCACGAGCACCACATAAAGGTGATGGCGATTATTGTTTTAAAATATACCCAATGGAAATAGGAGCGTTTAAACGTAAATATCCAAAAGCAAAAATAGATGAATTAACTTTTTCCAAAACAACAATTAGTAATTTTTCTTGGGCTTTTAGATCGGGAAAAACAGACTTTATTTTAGTATGTGATATGTATACTAAACAAGAAATAGAAACAAAAGTTGTTCAATTGCCAGATGGAAGTTCGTTAGATAAAGAAGAGTACGAAGATATTGTAAAAAATTGGAATAATGTAGTTCCTGCACCAGAAGTTGCAGATGAAAGAGACTCTACAAAAACTATTATATGTAGAACTAGATTTATTCAATCTGAAATTTTAGATTATGAAGAAACTGATTTTACTTATTTTCCATTGGTTTATATCGATGGAAATAAAGTAGCAATTCAAAATAGTAACTATGAAGTATCTGAAATAAGACGTCCATATTTTTGGCAAGCTATTAGTATGCAAAAATTAAAAGATAGAGCTGGTCAATCTTGGGCTCATTCTTTGGAAAATATGGTTGCTCATAAATGGATTGTTAGTCTAGAAGCTCTTCCTAGTGAAGATCCAATGATTAGAAGTGCATATACAAACAACCAAATACCAGCCGTAATGCTTTATCATGAAATAAGCAAAGATAATCCTAATGTACGATTAACACCTCCTCAACCAGTGCAGCAAGCACCAATGCCGCCAGAGGTTATGCAAGCGTTCTCATACGCAGAGCAAAGTTTTCAATTTATATTAGGTAGTTATGATAGTTCTCTTGGTATTAATGATAACCAATTAAGCGGTACAGCAATAATGGAAGGAGCCACTCAATCAAATGCTGCCGCTATGCCATATCTTATGTCGCAATTACAAGGATTAACTCGTATAGCTGAAATTATTATAGATTTAATGCCTAAATATCTAAAACATAAACGACCAATTGAGGTTATGGATAAAGAAAACAAGAAGTTATCAATGAATATTAACGGATTTGGCAGTAATTCTGTTAGTACTAACTTCGATTCAAGAAAGTTAAAAGTAAAAATAGAAGCTGGAGTTAATTTCAGTATTCAGCAAACAAAAGCTGTGCAACAAATGCAAGCCCTAGCTGTTTCATCCCCATTATTCGCTAACTTTATATATTCTGAACAAGGATTGCCGATATTGCTTGATAATATGGAATTTCATGGGTTAGATCGATTAAAAGCTGCGTTACCAGCATATTTTACCCAATTAAAACAACAGCAACAACAACAGCAGCAAATGATGGCACAACAAGCTCAGAGCAATCCTCAGATGCTAAAAGCTAAAACTGCTGATAAAAAAGTAGAGTTCGAGATATCTAATAGTAAAAATAATAACGCGTTGCATGTCGCTAATATATCCGTTCAGAATAGAATTGCTCAAAATGAAGAAAATAAGATAGTTAGTCAAACAAATGCAAAAACTATCGATCAACATCTTAAAATACAGAAACAAGAAATAGAGAAAGCTAATGCTTCGATAGATAACGCATTAAAAGTTATCGATGTAAAACATAGACATAATATGGATAAACATAAAGTTATCGGAGAACATGTGAATAATATGTTAGATAATGTTGATAAATTAAATAAAATGGGTAATAATAAAGAAATTGAGTAATTTAAGCAGACTTGCGGCATAAAGCAAGGTGTTTTTCATTAATAAACCGTAACGGGGGAATAGTTGGCAGACTTGCGCCTCAAAGCAAGGTTGTGTTTTACCGTGATGGGGAAATAGTCAAATAAAGAGGGTAATATGTCAGAACAAATTAGTGGGGTAGAGACACAACCATCGGTTTCAATTGAAGAAAATAAAAATGTTCCTTCAGAAACTGTTAATACTAAAGATCAAACAAATGTTTCAAATGATTCTGCTGCATTAAGTGGTGATGATAAAACTTCACCTGTAGTTAATGAGCAGGTAGTAAAAAAAGAATTTACTCAACATGAAATTGATAACATTGTTAAGCGAGCAAAAGAGCAAGCTAAAAGACAGGGTTATGAGGCGGCTAAAAATGAAATGCTGGCAAAGATAAATCCACAGCAATCACAACAGCAACCACAGCATCAAGAACAACAAAACCCTGAATTTTACAAAGGATATCAAGCGGCTAGAAATGAACAGCAACAGCAACTTGATACTATGGCGGCTCAAGATTTTGCAGGAAGACTGAAAGTTGATCCTGAATCTAAAGAGGCTAATGAAGTACTGAGTTTCTTTGGTGAATTCGATAAAACTGCAATGCCTTTAGTATACCAGCTTAATTCTTTAGGAAATACTTCTGAAGTTTTTAATTATCTAAAAAATAATTCAAAGGCTAAACAGGAAATTAAAAATTTAATTCAATTAGATTACGTCGCTGTGTCTAATGGTATGCGTTCTACAATGGCGCATAATAAATTATTAGAAATATCTGAGCGTATAAAGCAAAACGCAGATGCTCCGAATGTTAAAGCTAATAATCCAAAACCTCCTAAAGGAAATGATATAAAACCCTCGACTATAGCTCTTGGGGAAAAAACAAAACTTAAAGTTAGTGACATAATCAAAAATATGAATCACTAGTTTTTAGTTTCGATTAATTATCCTCAAGAAAATAATAACTTTTATTACTTGAGGGTAATATGACACATTTCCATAATTTTAATAATTTACCTGATAACGTTGTCCAAAATGTGGAAAGTTATCAGTTAACACAGATAGCGTGGTTGTTACTTGAAAACGCTTTAATTAGAAACTCTAACCGTCATTTCGACGATCTTCCAAATTTCAAAGGTCAATTAGGCTCAACAGTTACGTTTAATCGTGAACCGCAAGCAATATATACACCTGGTTCTATTATTCCTAACTTGCAACCAATCAAACAAAAGAAATTATCTTTAAGTATTGACCAGCAAGGAAACTCTTCTTTTGCTATTCCTCCGTTCGAACAATATTTCAATATCGATCCAACAAACTGGAAACCAAATGTACAAACAGCAGCTCTAAAAGAAATGGGTACAGCTGTAGAAGTAGCATTAGGCGAAAGATTGAAAGAATGTTTTAGATGGTATGGTGATGGTACAACTGCAATTAATTCCGCTCAACAGTTAGCGACAATTGTTGAATATTTCGAAGAATTCGGCGCATCTAATAATAACATGATGGCAGTTCTTCCATCGATTATTTATCCGCAATTTGCTGCAACTATGTTGCAAGAATTTGCGATTAATCGTAACAATGAATTGTCTGATTATTCCTGGTACAAAGGTAATTATAACGGTTGTGAATGGG